TTCATCGCATCTCCGTTAGGATTAACAGGAGATAATGCTCCTGTATGTATTTCACCAATCATGTCATTACCATATTTGGTTTGAGTAGGTACATATCTTACACGAATTGCTGAATCATAACCACCGCCTTCAACTTTAACTCTATTGTTATAAGGAATGTAGTAAACACTCTTATTAATAGTAGTTTGGCTGAATAATACCGGTTGGTCTTGAATTGGCATTGTCATGTAATGTAAATCAAATCCGCCGTAGCTAACTTTATCTACAGTCAAATCTAATTCTTTACCATCAACTACGATACGCACTGATTGAACACCAGAAGAACCTAAAGCTTTCCAATATACATCATGCGCACGCTTTGCAGCAGAAGAACCAAATATTAAATAATCTTTAGGAGAGCGTTGAGAAATCAACACATCCAAAGCATTATTAATATTTGTTTGTTGAACTGTACCCAAAGTACCATTTACTAATGTAGAACCATACATTTCAATGTATTTGTTTAAACCACGAGTAGTTTGAACCGGTCCACCACCATCATTTCCAGAAGTATTACCATCAGTCAAAATAGGGTTGCTATCGCTGAAAGTGGTAACTGACATATCACCTGCAATAAAAGCAGCATTGATTTGTCCTTTTAAAAGGATTGCTTTCTCCAAGTGGTCTTTAACGATAAATTTGTTCTGTCCGTTAAATTCTACCTCGATTGTAGCAGCATTTTGTACATCTGTAATTTTAGAAATTTCTCTAAAGATTTGATACTTGTTGCTGTAACGAGTCAAACCGAAACGTAAGTTGCTTTGAGAAACAGAGTTCTCACCAACTGCTACAGAGAATAAAGATAATTTATCACCAGCAGTTAAAGTAGCGTTAGCTCCAGAAACTGTCTTAATGTAAACTGTATCAATACCTGAAGTAGATACTACGTTTGTAACGATAGCAGAAATAGCACCAGTAGGAACTAACACTAAATCATCTTTACGAGCTTGACCTGAAGTCGCTGCTGTGCAAGTGAAGTTTAATGAAGTTGTACCTGTACCATTAACTGTACCACCTGTTGTATCTAACAATTTAAATAAACTTTCGTTTACAAATGTGTAGTACAAAGGTTGACCTGTTGCGATTGGTTTTTTTCTATCTCCCAACCATAAAATGTCGGTTAACGCATCTTCGTTTTGGATGTCGGTAACTAACTTGTTAATCTCTCTCGTGTCAAGAACCGGGTCAATGGCGCTGACATAGGCTTTGGTTATATTTCCAATATTTGCCATTTTGTTTTGTTTTTAAGGGTAAAATAAATTCTACCTGCCTAGTGTGCTTACTTTAGCTCTTGTTTTAATAGCTTCAGCAAACGATTCATTGGGTTGGGCAGGTGTATTACCTATTGGTCTTCGTGCGTTCTGCCCTTCTTCCACAATAGCTTTCAACCCCAATGATTTACCATAATTCACTAAATCTCTCTCGTAGTTTGGATTCATTGCCACTAATGCAATTTTTTGCAATTTAGCGACATCTGGTATAAGCTTACTCACATCTGCCTCTTGCGGATTTACTGATATTGCTCTTTGCCATTTTTCCGAATCTAACGCTACTGACATCAAATTTTCAGGTTTATCAATATTAAAATTGAACTTACCATTATCACCCAAGTCAATAGCAACTCTCTTGCTTTGGTATAGGTTTTTAGTGGCTTCGTGTTCCTGAAAAAATTGAATAATCTTCTGTGTTTGGTCTATTTCTAACTTCCGCTGCTCCTCATACATTGCCTGCGTATTCGCCTCTTGCGCTCTTGCGGGGTCTGGTATTTGGAATTGCCTCTGTTCAGTAACTCTTTTTTGTCTTACAAGTTCTGCATCTGCTTCCAATTGAATTAATCCAACTTCTCTATCATCATCAGATGCCATATCTGACTGCTTGTATTTAGCCTGATATAGTCTTTCAACTTTATCTTCAGTTAGATGGGGGTATTGCGATTTTAATTCATCTAAAATTAAATCCTGATGCGATACAGTATCCCAATCAAACGCTCTTGCTTCTAAATATTTATAGGCATCTCCTCCATTCTTTCTATACTCTGCAAATTCCGCTAAAAAATCGTCATATCCTAATTCTTTTAGAATATCTTTTGGATTTGCTTTTTTTAATTCTTCTTTCCAGTCTGCAATTGTCGCATTTGTTGAATTAGCTTCTCCATCTGTTTGTCCATCAAGTGATGGCATTGTAAATGAAGATGCATTTTCTTCAGGTGCTGTGTTAGCTGTAGTGTTGACATCAGCAGTTTGCGTCTGCGTTTCTACCTGTGCTTCTGCTGAATTATCTTCGGTTTTAAAGTTATTACTTTCAGCTTCTTTGTAATCATCTACGCTAGGGATACCCATACTAGCTTTGTAAACCGGTTTTACTTCTTCTTGTGTTGTTTGTTGATTTTGTTCTTCTGACATGATTGTGTTATTTTGTTTTTGATGTTTGTGTTTGCCTTCTGTCGCTTACCGCTATTCTAGCGTCTGCTGCTATTCTTTGAGCAATAACTTTAGCTTCTTTTTGTATTTCAGCTTCTTGAATATCTTTATCCTTCTTGCCCATTTGAATAATATATTCCCATTGTTTTTCAGCATTAATTTTAGCTATATCTGCATTTAATTGGTCTTGCAATGTAATACGTTTTTCTTGTTCAGCAGCTTGACTTGCCATTACATTACCTTGAGAAGCCTCTCTTACCTTTTGTAATTCAAACTCTTGCATCTTCTCTCTGCGCTTCTTAATCTTATATGCAAGTATCATTGCTGCCATTTTTAAATTACGGCAACTCATTACAAGTATTTTATCTTCCGGCTCAATTAATCCTTGAGAATCTCTAATATTTAATTCTTGTATTAATTGCTGTCTTTCGTAATCAGATGGGCTATCTTCAATAAATATACCAAATTCATGAATAGATAAATCAGGATTGATTTGGAAAAATTTAACGGTTTCCGTACCCAACGCTCTACCATAACCTTCTACCTTACCTAACTTAACAGCTATCTGCACTTTTGCAACAATAGCGTCAGCAACATTTTGTACTAATTGCTTATCTGCAAAACTTAATAAGTATAAAGCATTGTTAGTACTTTCCATTGCAGCATTTGCAACTGGAACCAATGTTTTTGCATTTGGAGTAGAGCCATCTGTTAATTCATTCAGTCCTGATATTTGACGCATCATATCAATAGTATTTTGCAACTCTTGATATAATTGGCTAAATACAGCTAATTGCCCTGAAGCTTCAATGCTAACAGGCTTATAGTTTGGATTTTGACTTAATAAATCTGTTGAACGATAAGGAACAACAAAATTAGAAAATATAAAATCCATAACCTTTGTTGGGTTCATCTTATCTCCACCTCCTCCAAAATCAACACCTTCTAATGCATTTAAATCTATATTTATTAAATACGGAATTAATTTATTAGACATATTTTGAAGCCTGAACCAAGCTAAACACGCTTTATCTTCTAATGGAATTAATCTTTCTGTAATACCTGCAAAACGCATCTTATAGAAATTCCATGAGTATAATTGGACATTTAATTTTGTATCCCACCAAGACGAAGGTTGTCTAATTTGATTTTCAGACATACCCCAATCATACATATAATCAGTTTGAATTAACCATTTACACTTATAAACAACCTTTTTAGTAACAGGCATATATATAGGCTCGGCTTGTCCTTTACTCTTTGAGTCAACTAAACTAGGTACAGAACCTGCGTAATCAAAATTTTCAATAGTACCCTTCTCGTTGACAGCCAAGTCCATTTTGCTTGAATCTTGATACTTTGTTTTACCAAATCGAGCATTGCCTCTGTTATCTATTTCTTCTTTATAAGTGTAATCATTCCATGAAAGGAATTCAAAATCTAAAATAAGCACCTTAAAACGATTCCAATATTTTGAATAGTCTGTGCCATACATAAAATTAGATGGGTTACCAAAGCGTCCGGCTACAGATTGAACTATCAAATTTAATTGGTCGGGGGAAAAATAAGGTGCTAGGTCCCCTACATATACTTCTCTAACTTCTCCAAAATGTACCAAATCGGAAAAGTCATTTTTTGCGCAATACGATAATACTAAATTTTCGGGATTAATATCTCTTACATTTACAGCACCATTCTCATCTATATATTCAGTATATCCACCAATACCAAAATCAAATAAATTTTCAAGAGTTCTTTTTCTTTTTTCGTCAAATTTATTTTTATACATTGTCAAAGCAATAGCACATTCTGCTTCCATTGCCATTACATGCTTGTATCCAAATTGTTGTTCCATCAACAACTGCTCCATATCTTCAGGCTCACCCTCCATTGGTTTTAACACAGGGCTATTAGCTAATTCTTCATTACCCGCCTTCATTGCAGCTTCACGCATCATCACTTTAACTTTCATTTCATTAAAGCGTTCATCTTCTTCACTTTTAGCTAAAGGGTCAACTGCAAATGCTTGCAAATCATAACGCCTTTGAACAAGTTTTGAAAT